TTGACACCGAAAGGTGCTTGTGCTATATCAGAAGTGATAAGGCTTTCTTCGTGTCCTGTAATGGGCCACCGATGTTAGGTAACTCATGCATTTGAGTGAGCGCAAACATGACATTAAATAAACATGGTTGCAGCTAATATGAGGAAGTTGATTTAACCCTTATTTCTGTCTGATACACAAGTGGTGAGACAACACTATTTAAAATCAAACGTCGCGTGGACACATAGATCCACAACCGCTAGGTATCGCGGGTCTCGACCTAAAACTGTGCTGTATATTGACAGCTGATAGTGGTAATCCACTCCAGGCAACCGCGCACAAACTATCACCTGGAAGAATTTGATGACGAGTGGACCTGCCAACTTTCTTTTATATAACCCACCATGGTGACAATTAATAATTTAAACGAGGCCTCTACTAATTATTTCTTTAACTCGCATCAGGAGAATATGCGACTCATTACAATTCATGCGGATGACCCCCGCGATTCATTCACAACCTGGTCAAAGGTTGAATTTGAGGGTCCAAACACAAAATTATCCATTGAGGATTTTTCAATCGGTGACGATTTCGGCCGGTGTTGCGATGCAACCGAAAGTGAAAAATTGTCTCATTGGGTTATGCGCTGGAAGCAAATTGACAATACACAATCTTTATATGATTTAGAGGATGATGAAGATGAAGATCTTGAGGACGAGTTGTTCTCTCTCATTGATGGTCTCCTCATTGATTGTGTTGGCGGACGTAAGTGTCGTCTTTGTAACACCATATATCGTTATCGTGACCATGTTATTGGGTGTCATTGCCATTACGAAGTTCGCTTCACTTTGGTTGGCATTCGTAAAATAATTCTTAATTTTTACATCACCAAAGATCATATGTTATCTATGATCGATGGGGGAGACCTTGTCTTTCTCACACACTCGAATGTAATGTTTTTCTCTCTCATGGAAAAATTTGTGTGTGATGGAGATGATGTGCTCCATGGATGGCATGTTAAAGATGCTGCCATTCGTGTTGCTGATGTATTTTACATGCTGGACAAACAAGGCATTGATATTGGATTATTTATGGATGCTGCCAAAAACTTTTTTCCTTTGATGATTGCCCCCATTGAGTTTGGCAATCTCCGTTACTGGTGGGAAAAGACATGGCGTGCCAAAATGAAATACATGAAGCGAGGCAACCTTATTGAGTTCTTTCCTGGGCTCAAGAATATCACTTTTAAAGGCCGTATTCCTGATCCTGTTGCCTATCACGTTACTATAAATGGTGATGATGCTACTATTACGCCTAAAAATCCTGCCTGGGAACCTATGTGCACCCGAATACATGAAGTTGAGTTCATGGGTGACAATGAGCCACAACGTAACGTTGTGTTGCCGCGCCAGGCTACCCTTCATCCTTTACAGGACAACGTCACTTTCTATTGTTCACCCCCATTCCATGCCTTGAATGGTACTCATGGTGAAGCAACAAATGAAGATGATGTTTGCCCTTGGGCCAAGAGTGATGTTGTGGTCAACTTCAAATCCATCCAAG